CTACGCCGCCAGCCGCTGAGGCGGTCGGTTTACCTGTCGCTCGCGCGCCTGTTCAGGCATTCGCAGGCCCTTTGATGCGACCAGAAGCTCGGTGCCAATCCGCTTTTCCTGAAGCGAATAGTTGATGTCGAAACAGAACTGTCGGCGCGCTCGATAGAGTTCGCGAATTGGCGTCACATCGTCATACGTGACGATCCAGGGTGCCGTGAGCTGCAACACCTGCTCGGCCAGCTGGGCATGGTCGGCCGGTTTGTAGAAGCTGGTGTAAAGGCCAGGGCCCTTCTTGTAATAGGGCGGATCGATGAACAGCAGCGAGTTTGACGGAAGGTTCGAGCAGTTCGCGAGAAAGGCAGTCGCGTCATCGTTCGAGAGATGGATGCGGTCTTTGTAGCGGGCGACCCTCCGCATTCGTCGCACCAAGTCGTCGACGTTGAAGCGGCAGTCGATCTTATAGTTGCCGGTCTGATCGAGGCCGCCGATGACGCCGCCGCCCTTGATGATGCCCGAGCGGTTCGTTCGATTAAGGAAGAAGGCAGCAAAACCCAGCTTTAGCGGATCGCTCGCGTCCCCCGTCCGATGCAGGTCACGCTGGCGGTGCCACTCGTTGATTGTCACCGGAGCCTCCGCGACCATAGCGGCAAGCGCGTCCGTTTCGTTCAACACCGAATGCCAGAAAGCCCAGATCGCCGGATCCAGATCATTGATGTGAACTTCGGCGACTTGGCCAGTGTAGAGCAGCGAGAGCGCCAGGCCGCACCCGCCTGCGAATGGTTCAGCATAGTGGCCCCGTTCGAGCCGGTTCAGCCGCATGATGCTGGACGTGAGCTCTAGCATGCATGCCTTGCCGCCCGGGTATCTCAGCGGTGATGTTGCGCGCACCTTGGGCCTCCAAACCCTCTAATATCGAGAGGGGTTTAGCGATTCCGTTAATGCTCGGCCAGCAAAATCAGCCGGCCGCTGCGGCCGCCTCGATGCACTTCAAGATCACTGGCTTCAGCAGGATCATATCGTTGTTCAACTGGTCCCCGTTGAAGGCTGCCGACACCTTATGGTGCTTAGTCATGTTGCCATAATCCGCCGTCCGGGTGAGCGCTGTGCGGATCACTTTCTGATCATCCCCGGTGATGCCGAAGTGACTGAGGCGTTGCTTCGTGAGAAAGGCATCGAACGAAGTGCCATCGTTGCGGCCGGCGGCGCCGGTCAGGGTTTCGATGAACGCCCACGCGCCGATCGATGCGAGCGGCACATGGTGTTCCAGTTCCAAGGCGCAGATGGAATGGTACAGGCTGCTCAGCTTCTCGTTTCCAAGGCTCTTCAACGCTTGGAAAATGTCCTCCTCATACTGGACGTGCCGAGCCTTCTGCGGCTTTTTAGGCTTGCGCCGCGCCCGGCGCTTCGGCCCGGCGCCGTCGGTGCCAATCGGCTCGGCTTCGATCCGGGCGCTGGTCACGCCCGGCAAGGCTGCCAAGGTCCGAGCGTACTGGACGATCTCAGTCTTATTTTTGCGAGACGTGACGTCCGTTCCTGCGACCAAGTCGCGCATAAATCGCTTCAAGATCGTGTCGAACTCGGCCTTCGGGCGTGTCCGGCTCAACTCGTCCGGATTGGTCCGATCTAGGCCCAGCGCCTCTTGGAACACTTCCGGGTTGAGGAAGCGCTGCGCGGTGGTGAGTTTGCCCTCGCGCTCAGCCTTCGTGATCATGCCTTCGGTTTCGGCATAGTCGAGTACGGCCTGGGCAAGCTTGTTCTTGGAGCTGCCGGAGAAGCGCTGCTTCTGTTCGGCATCCCAGCTCTTGCGGCCCACACCGCCCTGGGGGCCACTGTGCACGCGGTCGAGCCAGGTGTTCAGCGTATCCGGATCATTGAACACGACCGCATCGACGACCTTGATGGGCGTCCACTGAGACGACAGCTTCTCGAAGTTCCTGCGAAACCGCGGCGGAGCTGATTCCGGATCGGTGAGCAGCTTCAGGGCACAGACTCGGCGATTGCCCTCGGCCACCCAGTAGGTGGCATCGCCCCCTTTTGTTCGCCCAATCGGCGTCATCGCGAAACGTTCGAGCGGACTTAGCCCGTGCTTCACGATGTCGCGGGCGAGCGGAAGAACGTCCTCTTTTGTGCACAGGCGCTCGATCGCCTCCGCCTCGGTCTCAACGACTTCGTGACGAGGATTGTTGAGCGCCAGAAAGACGCGGCCGATCGGAACATCGCCGACCTGCTCAAACGGTACAGCAGGCTTCTTCGCGCGCCGTGAAGCGATTACCATCGAATTCCCCCTGGCCGATCTTCGGCCGAGCGAACCTGCATCACAGCGCAAAGGGGCGCAAGGTCAGGCTCATTGTCGGCTGGCGCTCTGCTGGACAGTCGAACGACTGGCTTCTGGTGTGAATGCGAAAGGTGATCGAACAGCCCTCTTCCCGAATCGTTCGCGCTCTGTTCCAAGCACCCGATGGTCGGCAATCCGAAGACGTTACACGAGTTGCGGAAAGTCGATGCCGACTTGCAGGTCACCTGCCGCGCCTGCGCTCGGCGGGTCTATGTCGACCGCGAATGGCTGATCGCGGAGCTGATGCGCCGCAAACGGAGCACCGACTGGGACGCCGTCCGGCACCAGATGCGCTGCTCGGCCGAAGGGTGCGGATCGAAAGACGTACAGATCAAACCAGTACCGTTCGCCGGCCGCGACACGCCCGCGCCAGTGCAGGCGGTGATTGATGCGATGAACGCCTTCATCGAGGCGGCAAGCGCGCGCCAAGGCGCAGAACTCTCCGAACTTAAGGCAGTCGGCGAGTTGCGGGGCGATCTGCACCGCGCGACCAGGCGCATGATCATGTGGGCGAAGTACGGGATCGAGCCGAGTCGTTAGGGAAAGCATCCGGCCTGCCCCGAATATCCACAGCTTTCTGGAACCTGTGGGAATCGCCCGCGACGCTCTCGAAAACGGCGGGGATCAGCCGAGTCGCGCAGCGCCGAAACGAATCATTTCAGCGGCGTAATCCGTCGTTCGCTGTTCGTCCCGACTTGCGCCCGGACTCGGGTTCGAACACAATCTGCTGCGTCCGGAACGAGGGCCGACATCAACGATGTGGTCTGAGTTCGGCGCAGCTGCCCGGGGCTCTCGCGCCGGCGGCAGGGGAACCTGGGCCGACACCAAATCGGATCAGGGGCGAGGTTGACGTTCGCCGTTCCAAGACGTGTCCCCTTCCAGAAGGGACGCGAAGCAGCGTCAACCTCGCCTGCCCTTACTTGCTCCCAGATGGACCTCGATGCCAAGCCCTCATCGCGTCATTCTGTCGCATTCGGGAATCTGCTCGGCGACGCAGAGCGCTTTAAGGACAGGCTCACGAAGCTGGTGAAGCATAAGCCCGTGGAGAAGCCGGACTAAGCCGGGACGATCACGATCGCTTCGGTGAAGGGCAGACTATGCACCAAGCTGTTGGCCTCGTCGCGCACTTCGATCCGATAGTTGAGCTTCAGCAATCCCTGGTGAACGTCGCCAGCCATACAATCGCGTGCCGCTGCAAGGGTCGCGCGCGGAACTGCTTCAGGTGCTAGCTCAATCCCCTCCGGATCAAGAATCTCGTCGGTGCCGTCTATCAGGTGCATGAAGTAGCGAGGCACATGGAGCTCCTGCGTAGGGCGGGAGCTCGATTGTCTCTCAGGCGCAGCCGCCCGAAACGGGCTACGATTAAATCCAAGCGACTTCGGACGGTTCCGGTTCCGTGCGGCCGGGTTTGTAAGCTACATGTACGCCAGTGATGAGCTTGGTCCGCGGGTTCGCCAGCCTATTTACAAGCAACCGCCGCATTGAGCTTCGCGCGCAATCGCTCTTCCTTTAGCTCACTGCCATCAGCTGAGATGGGTAAGGTGAGGCGAGCGCACACACGCTGTCATACTCGCCAGACAACCAGCCGGCGAAATCCTCATCGTGCAGCACGACCGGCATAGCCTTGGGATGGATCGGCCTGACGATCTCGTTTGCCTCACAGGTCAGAAAGGCGAAGCACCTGCCTTGCCCATTGGGCCGCCAGACGCCGGCGAAAGCGAAGATCGGCCTCGACGGCACGCTGAACCAACGCTCCTGCTTGGCACCAGTCTCGCCTTCCCATTCGCAGAAGTCGGTCACGGGCACGAGACAGCGGAAGTCCGGCTTGCCGATCGTGCTTTTCCAAAACGGGCTGGTGAGGTTGCGCACGTTGGTCACGCTCTTTGTGATCGGCTGGCCCTTGGCGCCCTTCATCGTCAGCGGCACGCCCCATTGCATCACGTCCAGGACGCGCCGGCCGCCATCCTCGCGCACGACCCAGCCCATGCGTTTCGGAAACAGCTCTGGTGGCGGGAAGCTCTCGTCAGGCTCGTAAATCGGCTCGACCCCGAAGCGGGCGGCTAGCTCGGCCTGTTTAGCCGTCATCCGGTACCGGTTGCACATGGGGTCAGAACGCGATGGCGACGATCGCCACCAAGGCTACGATGCCGACCAAGTTCCAAAGCAGAAAGGCACGCGCACGGCGGCTCGCGGTCTCAGGCGTCATATGTCGATGTTGCGGCGCTCGGCCTCGCCGTAGAGCAGCTCCGTCCTGGGGTCCTCAATGTCGCAACCGCGGATCGCCTCGAGGATGTCCTCGTCCGTCAGAGCCATCAAGCGGCGCTCTTCGTCAGTTGGTTCAGCCATGGCGAGATGGTGCGCGGCACGGGCCGATTCGGTCAATGCCGCTTCGCACGCCTTCGACCGGGTTGACCCACTCAGCGCCGACCTTAGCAGGGCCGCCCCGCATGACGAGCAAAGGATCGAGTCGTGAATAAGCCGAAGTCCCTGGGTGGTGCCATCGCGGTCTACGACCCGCCTGAGCCGCACTTCCCTTTCCTATCCGTGGTGATTACCGAGGAAGGCGTTTCTGCCGAGCCATTTCCCACGTTCGAAGAGGCGCAGGCCCACTGTGACGTGACCGCCGCAGCGGGCGGTCTGGTGAAGGACCTTTAACAAAGCGCGCGTCAGCCATCCTCGCCGTCGTCACCGGCCGTGAGCATGGCGACGTGCTGCCGGCGGAGCAGCGCGATGCGGCGCGCCTTCTCCAGGTTCGCCTTGTTGTAGATTGCGGTCGTATCGAGCGTCTTGTGACCGGTGGCCGCGCGCGGGTCGGCCTCGCCAGCATCGCCGATCTCTGTCGTGCCGCCGTGCCGGAAGCTGGTGAAGCGCACGTCCGCCGGCAGGCTGGCCTTCGCACGCACCCGTCGGTGCAGCTTCGACATATAGCTCTCGCTGTACGCCTGGCCGGTGCGCTCATCGCGCACGATGATGCCGGTGGGCTCCCTGCCCGTCCGCGCCCGCTCGGCCGCGGCGCTGCGCGACAGCTCCTCCTCCAGATCGGGATAGAGCTGAACCCGCTCCGGCTTGCCGTCCACCATAACGACGTCCGCAAGCGGGATCCGGACATAGTTGCCGGTCTTCGACTGGATCAGGTCGAGATATTCGCCTGGGCGATAGCCTTCCCACATAATGCCGCGCGTGTCGCGCCCGTCGGGGTCGACGAACCCGAACGCATCCCAGACCCGCTGGCAGCCCTCGAAGCAGAGCACGGCTGCGGTCACCATGCTCTGCTTGCCCATCTCGCGCGCTGCGGCGCGATAGGCATCGAACTGCGCCCGGGTCGCGGCCATGTTGCCCTTCCCCTTTCCCGAGCTGCTGGCGATGCCCATGCCGCTGAAGGGGTTCTCCTTATGCTTGATGCCGGTCTCGCGCGTGCGGCGACCGGCCAAGTTCCACACCAGCCGGCAGACCTGCATCATATAAGCGCCCTGGCGCTCGCCGTGTTTCTTCCGCGCCCGGCTGTAGAGCTTGTCCGCGGTCTCGGTGTCGATCGCCTTGGCGCGCTTCTCGCCGAAGACCCCCACCTTCATGGGCATCTCGGAGACCTGATCCATCGCCTCGCCATAGCCCTTCCGGGTCTTGTACTTCAGGTCGGTGAACTCGTCCTGCTCCCGATACCAGGCGAAGAGCCAGCGGATAGTGCCGGCCACCCGGCTGGAGTCGACGCCTGCGCACCACTGTCGGAAGGCTTCGGTGAGGGCTTCGCCCTTCTGAATGGCCACGCCGACGTCCGTGCCGAGCGGCTCCGATTCGATCGGGCAGGTCCGGCCGTTGCGAACCGCCAGCCGGCGCTTCTTCGGATCTTCGCTGCGCGCGTGATCCGGGTGTGCCCATTGCGGCCGAACCCAGAAGTGCGCGGTCGCGCCCGTCGCCAGTCTCTTCTTCTGGACGTAGGCCGGCAGCTTAGTCGTCGCCAAAGGAGAGGTCCTCTGACGTGTCGACGATCGCGAAGAGATCGGCCAGCGCTGCGTCCAGATCGACCCGGCGCGCGAGCAGCTCGCCCTTGGGCCCGCTCGCCTTGAAGCGCACGCGCCCGGTACGCTGCCACAGCCGCATCTGCGCCTCTGACACGCCGGTATAGGCGAGCGCCCACGGGCGGTTCATCGCGGCCGGCCACTCGGGCAGCTTGGCGAGCGGGAGACCCATCAGTCACAGCCCCGACCGACGATTTCGCCGTTTGCGCCGCCGGTGAAGTCGCGCCAGTGCACCCAGCCCTTCGGGCAGTGGAAGCCCCACTCCCGCAGCTTCGGACCTGTCATGAAAAGCGACAGAGCTCGCCCGCCTTCGAGAACCTCCAGCCGGTGCGCGTCTGTCGCTTGGCGATGAACGACGCTGCCCGCCTCGCGGAGAAACGAGCCCGCAGGGGTGTGCTCGACATAGCTGCCGTCCAGCAACATCGATGTATTGTCCCAGGGATGGTCGTGAAGCGCGCGATCGTCGTCGCTCCGCAAGATTTCGTGCAAGTAAACGTTACAGCCGACATTGCGCGGAATGATCCACCAGCGGCGCATATATGGCCGGTCAGCCTCCCCGATGATGAAGTCGGGCGTGCGCTGCAGCCGGGAGCGGGCCCAGGCGAGCATATCCTCGGGTGAGGTGTAGTCGATCATGCGCCCTCCCCTCCCCGCAGCTTCTCGATCAGCCGCACGGCACCGCCGACCGTCATCATGGCCGCCGCGTCGTCGTCGGTGAGCGACACGCCGAACTCGTCCTCCAGGCTCATCGCGATCTCGATGCAGTCCAGGCTATCGGCGCCAAGGTCCTCAAGCAGGCGCGCATCGTCCTTCGTCTCCTCCGGCATGACGCCAAGGCTCATCTGGATCACGCGCCGGACGCGCCGGGCGGTATCGGTCACTTCGACCATCTCTTGCCTTTCGTGATCGCCCCGTCGGCGTAGACCCACTTGCGGTGGCCCGCGGGCGTGATGACCAGCAGCTGCTCGCCGCTCCTGCGGCGCTGAATGACTGGGCACGGCATCAGGAAGACCGGCGCGTTCGGGCCCGGCCACCACCTTTCGCGGCGGCTCGCGCTCTGCCGCACGATCACGTCTTCGACCGTGTCGGGATCGTCGCCGCGCGAATGCAGCATCCGAAGCTGATCCTGCGTGTAGCGGCTCTCCGGCCGGCGCACGCCGCGCCACGGATTGATGTTCGAGGGCGTGATATGCACCGTCTCCGGCAGCAGCAGCTCGCCCGGGCCGCAGATTGGCAGACCGGCAGCCATCAGCCCTGTTCCCCGACCATATTGCCAGCGCCGGCAATATGGTCGGCGCGCGCCTCGAACGCGCCGACCAGGGGGGTGGAAGCCGCCGGGGGGTGTGCGGCCGAGGCTGGGGGAAGCAGCAAGTCACGAATGCGGGTACCCAGCGGCCGGCGCTGACGACCGGCCCACCAAGCGGCGCGGGCCGCAGCGTCGCGCTCCAGCATCGCAGCCTTGGCTTCGTCAGCCGGCAGGTCGCTGATGCGGGGCGCGGAGAAATCGAGCGGGTGGCGCATCACGGCAGCACCGCCATGACCAGCGCAACCAGCAGACCCGCCAAAGGGCCCAAGGCCATTGTGAGCAACGCCTGCCGACAGAATGGACGGAAGGTGCGCGTGTGAGGGTCGTAGAAGCCCGGCGTCATGACGCATGCTCGACAAGCTTGCCGCCCGACCAGGCGCGATACGCGCCCTCGCTGGCATTGAGAGCCGCGCGCGACGCAGCGAGCTTGGCCTGGGCCGCGCGAACCTGAAGCTCCGATTCCGCAACCGCAGCCTGATCGGCCGTGACGCGCGCCAACAGCGTGCGGGCGGTGGGCCGTGCCGGCGCCGCCCGGCCGCGCCGCGCCCGCAGATCCAGCGCGTCGTTCACCATAACCAGCAGCTGATCAGTGGTCAGACCCAGACGAGTAGCGCGCGCCTGAACCCGGGTCGTGAGCTCGTGAACTTCTTGCCGCTCGGCGTTGCGGCCAGGCGAACCGGCCTTCATCTTCAAAAGCCGTGCAGTGCGTTCCCATATCTCGGCGACGACCGGAAGGAAGTCGGCGATCGCCTGCTCCACGTCCGGGTCTGGGGTAATCTGCTCATGAAGCATCACAGTCTCCGATTGCTGAGACCGATATGCGACAATCGCAAACTCGCGTCAATCAGAAAGATTGCGACAATCGCAGACTTGAGACTCGCACCGGTTGGCCGTTCTGTATATGTTCTTGGGGCACCTGCTGATTCGGAGGACTTCGTGCACCTGTATCGCGTAACTTTGTTCGGAAAGGCCGAGGGGCCCTGGCGCACCTCACGGCGCGCTGCCAATGCAGACGCACTCGAGAAGGGCCTCGGCAGCTATGATGAAGACCGGCGCTTCTACGTGTCAGCTGGCGCCGAAATCGAAAGCATCCATGAGTACGAGTACGCTAGGCTTTGCGCCGCGGCACATCGCGCATCGAATACGAGAACACCCGCCCCAGCACGTTCACAGGTTCGTGCCCGAGCATGATCTCTTTGTGCTCGTCATTGCTTGAGCAGGGCACGAGCCGAGCGGGCCCCTCCTGGTATTCCTTAAAGGTGGTCTGACCGTCCTCGGTCCTGACCACGTAGCGGCGACCGGGCCAAAATGCGGTGTCGTCAGGATCGATGACAAGGGTGGCCCCATTTGGAACAACCAAATCCATTGAGTCGCCTTTGACCGTCAGCGCGTATGCACGTGCTGGGGTCTCTGGATCGGAAACCGCCCATCTACGGCCACCCACCTGCTCTGCTGGCTGGAACTTACCAGCGGGGACTTCCCCCAGTAGAGGCACCGTTCGGATAGCTTGATCGTCGTCTTCAGGATCCGGCGCCAGCTCGGCGCGGATGGCGTCCATCTCTGTTACCTTGAACTGTCGGGTGCCGCTTAACGCTTTTGAGAGATGATTTTCGTGCATGCCGATGGCCTGCGCCAAGTCTCGCTGGCTAAGGTTGCGCCGCCGCAACTCGGCCTTGATCTCCTCGACAGTCATACGACCGTTGAGCCCGACCTTGCGAGAATCGCAATCACGATTATCGCAAACTACGACTTGCTTGCTGTATGCGATTGTCGCATACTGCCCGGCATGCACAAGGTTGCCAGCTCCCTCATTGACGCGCTCGGCGGCACGACAGCCGTTTCCAAGCTGACCGAAGCGCCTCTGTCGACCGTCCACAGTTGGCGGAAGAATGGCATTCCGCGCTCCCGCCTGTCTCATCTCAGGTTGGCTGTTCGCGCGAGCGATCTCGACGTCGATTTTGACCAGCTCGCATGCGGCGCCACGCCGGTTCCAGTGACCGAACCGGCGGAGGCGGCATGATCACCCCCCCTCCCATCCCGGCGCCTTGCGTCACCACGATCCTGCCTGACCGCATCACGGTGCAGCGCCTGCGGATCGTCCGCACGTGCGACGGCTGCGGCACGTCCTCGCAGGACCCGGCCGCGGGCAGGTGCGGGGAAACGAGTTGTCCCCTCCGGCACGCCCAAGGCGCGAGCAGTCATCATGGCCTCGATCATGAACGACTGATTGGAGCAAGCTTACCGAAATGTCATCACAGTAAAACGGCACGGAATCGCGTGTCGTGTCTCAAAACAGAACACGTTACCGGAGCAAACGACTAGTAGCGGGCGCGAGTCCGGTCGGAGCAGACATGATCGAAGATTGCGACGCAGTGGCGGGTCAGCCCGCTTCTGCGAACGAAGACTTGCGTTCTAATAGTCCCGGTGCGGCGAACACCGGCGAAACGAACACGTCTCGGAACTATAAGAAGACTGGCTACGCCCGGGCCGAGCATCAATGGTATGTCGAGCCGCGCTGGTGTGTCGAGCAGCTCGCCGACGCGGTGGACTTTCGCGGCCACACCATCTGGGATCCGTGCTGCGGCCTCGGGACCATCCCTGACGTCTTCGGCGCGCGCAACCACGTCACCTATGCGAGCGACCTGGTCGACCGCGGCTATGCCGGCCTGAGCGGCGTCCACGACGCGACGCAGCACGCGGCCCCGATCTGGCTGCCGACCGGTGCGCGCATCTCGATCGTCACCAACCCACCCTTCACCGCGGCGGAGGAGATCGCCCGAGTTGCGCTGATGCTCGCCGATTATCGCGTGGCGGTGCTCCAGCAGCTGTCGTTTCTGGCCAGCAAGGGCCGGCACCGGCTGTTCAGCCAGTATCCGCCTTCCGACGTGCTGATCCTGTCTCGTCGCCCCTCCATGCCGCCTGGCGACAAGATCGAAGCGCTGGGCAAACAAGCGTTCAAGGGCGGCACCACCGACTTCTGCTGGATCGTCTGGACCCGGCCGCACGATCGCGAGACGCGCGTGCGCTGGCTGTCGCCGGAGGGCGTCCGGTGATCAAGCGGCCCTATCACCTCACGCAGGCCGAGTGCGACAGGCTCAAGCAGCTGCGCCAGGTGCATTCGATCAAGACCTGCGCCGCGCTGCTGAAACGCTCGAGCAGCGCCATCGAGCGGGCCATCGCGCGCGGCTTCGTCGCGTATGAGCACCACGCCTTGCGCGATCGGCCGGCCGACTTCGCCCTGATAGCCGAAACCATGACCATCGCCGACCTGGCGAAGCACTATCACACCGGCCAGGAGACGGTTCGACGCTGGGCGTCGGAGATCGGCCGTAAGCACAAGTGGGCCGGCCGACCCCGCCTCAAGCCCTGCCCTCCCGACTTCCGCGAGACCTACGCCCAGCTCGGCCACGACCGGCGCGCGGCCGAGCGCCACTATGGGGTTTGCGAGACCGTCATCACCCGCTGGCGCCAGCAGTCCGGCCTGCCCGTCGCCCACAAGCGCAAGACCCTTGCCCGCCGCGCCAGCAAGTTCGGCTGGGTCGAACGCTACGCGGCTGAGCGCCGCGCCCAATCCCGTTCATCCAAGGAGAGCAACCATGTCTGACAATGTAGCAGCCGATCAGCTGCGCCTGTTTATCGAGCGCATCGAACGGCTGGAAGAAGAGAAGAAGGGCATCGCAGACGACATCAAGGACGTTTACCTCGAGCTGAAGGCGAACGGCTACGACACCAAGACCGTCCGCCAGATCGTCCGCTTGCGCCGCATGGAGAAGAACGCTCGGCAGGAAGCCGACGCGCTGCTCGAAACCTATCGCCAAGCCCTGGGTATCGACTGATGGCCTGGGAATCGATCCATGTTTTGACCAAGATCGCGGAGCGGTTCGTAGCGTGATGACGCCCACTCGTCCTCTCCTGCGGTGGCATGGCGGTAAATGGCTTCTTGCTCCTTGGATAATCAGCCATTTTCCGCCTCATCGCACATATGTTGAGCCGTATGGCGGTGCCGCGTCCGTTCTGATCCGGAAAGAGCGATCGTACGCCGAGGTATACAACGATCTCGACGACGATGTCGTGAACCTTTTCCGGATACTGCGCGGCCCGCATGAGCAGGCGTGGGAGCTACACCACAGACTGGTGGTGACACCCTTCGCGCGGACCGAGTTTGAAGAAGCGTACGAGCATACAGAAGACCCGATTGAGCGCGCCCGCCGGCTCATCATTCGGTCGTTCATGGGATTCGGCAGCGATGGACACAATGGCTCTCGGCTGACAGGTTTCCGCGCGAACTCAAATCGCTCTGGCACCACGCCCGCGCACGCCTGGCATAACTACTCGGACGCTCTCGAATGCATAATGGCCAGAGTCGCTGGCGTGGTAATCGAATGCCGGCCGGCGCTTGAAGTCATGGCCCAGCAGGACAGCGCCGAGACTCTGCACTTCGTCGACCCTCCCTACGTCCATTCGACCAGGTCGCCAGCAAAGAACTCCTCGCGGCGCAACTACCGTCATGAAATGACCGATGCAGATCACGCCGAGCTGCTGCACTTTTCACGAGGTCTGAAGGGCATGGTAGTCCTTAGCGGCTATCCTCACGCTCTTTACGACCGTTTCCTGACCGGTTGGCGCCGAGTAGAGAGGGAGGCGCTGGCCGACGGCGCCCGCAAGCGTATCGAGGTACTCTGGCTTAACCCGGCTTGCGCTGAGGTGACCCCGCAGCCGCAGCTATTCGAGGCTGCGGCATGAGTATCGCCCTGATGAGCATCGCATGGCGCATGGCCATGCCTGCCACCGACAAGATGGTGCTGCTGGCGCTCGCGGACGCCGCGAACGACGACGGCGTGACTTGGCTGCCAATCAACGGCCGGGCGGGAAAGCAGGGCTTGATCCAGAAGACATCGCTTGGCGAACGCTGCATCCAGCTCTGCATCAGACGCCTGGAGAGCGCCGGCCACCTGACGCGCGACGAGCGGCCGGGCAAGGGCGTGCTTTACACCGTGCACCCCCAGGCCGCGCTGCCCCTGGAATCTACCCCCGCACGACGTGCGCCCCGCATGCCGTGCGCCCCGCACCAAATGCGTAAGACCCCCGCACCACGTGCACCCAAACCCTCAAGTAACCAACTCCCCGAAGAAGCTAGCGCTTCTTCGTCCCCAGAAAAACGAGCTTCGCGGATCCCCGCTGATTGGACAACGCCCCCAATCGACAGCCTTCCTCCGAACGCCCGGGTGCTGGCGCGGCAATGGCCGGACGGTGCTTACGAGGCGGAAGCCGAGGCTCATCACAACTTCTGGCTGGCCGAGGGTGGCGCTCGGGCTCGGAAGGTCGATTGGACCCGCGCCTGGTCCAACCGCATTGTCCAAATCAGCGCCTCGGTGCTGCGAGCCGCCAAGGCCGGTGTGCGTTACCCGGTGGCGCCGAAAGCGGCAAACACCGATTGGCAGGCACGGGCGCGCACCGCCGAGATCAGGGCGCAGACTTACGAAATGATGGGCCGCGACCACGAGGCGGCCGAACAGCGCGCGGCGGCGCAGCGCTTCATCCAAATGGCGGCATCGCCCGGCCTCGCCGCACAGCCGCCACCGCTGTCAGTCGGGGCGGGCACATAGTAGAACAAGAGCGGAACATCAGGGCGGGCAACGAGATGGGCAGGAACTGGAACGACGGGCAGGAGATCGAGCTGGAAGGCAAATGGTGCATCCTGCGCACCGCGCCCCGCAGCACCATCACCCTCGCCCGCACGCTGGCCGAAGACGGCATCACCGTGTGGACGCCCACCCAGATCATCCTGAGGGCCAAGACGAGGCGCAAGGCGAGCGTGGAGCGTCCCGCACCCATCCTGCCCAGCTTCGTCTTCGCCGCGGCTCATGAGGCTGCGCGGCTCTCGCTGCTGCGCACGCTGCCTGGCAGCCGCCATGTCGGCTTCTCGCTGTTCCGGTATGCCGGGCGCGTCCCACTGATCGACGATGCTACGCTCGAGCAGTTGCGTAACCAGGAACGGAGTGCAGCGGATCGGTATGAGGCAGCGAAGCGTCGGGTTCAGATCCCGCCTGCCTTCCAAGCTGGCCAGCGCGTGCGGGTCGAGAAGTCGGCATGGAGCGGGCTTGAGGGGGTGGTTCAAAGTCAGGCTGGCGAGTATGCCATGATCTGCTTTGGCGGCCGGCAGTCTTTCAAGATAAGTTCTTGGATTCTCCAAGCTGATGAATCATATATCGCTCAACCTGTTGTGGATGTTGCAGCGTGATGCTGCCTTGGCCGACGCGATGCGGGGTATTCGCCCTTCCGCTGACGTCTTGGACCGAACGAGGCGCACGAACCGCGCCGAGCCGGGACTCCGAAGGGTTGTCTAGTTGAGCATGGCAATCACGGACATCTATGGACCGGTTCCCGTCCCTGCCCTCGACGAGTTTGCGCAGCCTGGCATCTACTTTCTGCACAGAAGCGGCGCGATAGTTTACGTCGGCCAAGCAGTGAACATGCGACGGCGCATTGCCGACCACGTCGGGGAAGCTGCCAAAAGGTTTGACGCAGTTTCATGCATCCCCTGCCCGCACCACAGGCTGAACGAGCTAGAGCGCATGTATATCTCACGCCTCCTGCCCGAGTATAATCAGTGTCGGCTTTCCAAGTTGCTGCGAACAGGTGAGCCCACCGGCGCGCAACCACGCCTCGATCAGATCGGAAAGTCTCGACGATTCAAGCCACGTCCGGCTTCGAGATCATCACCGTAGAGATTGGCGAGTTTCGCTTCTTGTTAGAGCGATTGAACGGGGTCGATAATGGCACGCACGCCCAGCTGGCGCTCTGATCGCCGCAAGACGGCTGAGCGTGGATATGGTGCGCGGTGGCAGCGCGAGCGCCTGATCTTCCTGGCCAATAACCCGCTGTGCGAGCGATGCGAGGCGCAGGGCAAGGCCGAGTCGGCCACCGTCGTGAACCACCGCACGCCACACAGGGGCGATCAGAAGCTGTTCTGGGATCGGGCCAACTGGGAACCGACGTGCAAGCCGCACCATGACGGTGTGATCCAGGCGGAGGAGCGGTCGGGCATCGTTAAGGGCGCGGACGCGACCGGGCGGCCGATCGACCCGAACCACCCTTGGAACCGCGCCGGACGCGGCTGACCCCACCCCCCGGGCTAAAGTCTGGGGCCTTCGCCGCCATGACCGCACCCGGCCATCCGTGTGCGCCGAGAGTAGTTTTTTAGGGGGGAGGGTTTCGACCGGACCGCCTGGAGCAGTCAGAATGGCCGACCTGGTCGAGATCGACGGCGGAGACGGCGTCCCACCTGAGCCGAACTGGCGCAGCATTTTCGGCCGAGCGGCCGACCGTGAGGCCGCCAAGGAGTATTGGCGGAGCATCATCAGCGAAATGCGATCGACCGAGAAGCTCGCGGTCGCGAACGCGCACTCGATCAAGCGCCTGGTCGTCGCCTATGTCACCTTCGACATATCGGCGCGCGAGGTGCTGAAGTCGGGACCGGTGCTCAAAGCCAAGAAGACCGGCGTGCCAACCTACAACCCATGGTGGACCACCATGTCCAACTCTTCGTCGCAGGCCCAGGCGCTTGAGAAGGAACTCTGTGTCTCACCACGCGACCGCAACAGCGGCGGCAAGGTCGAGAAGAAGGCGCGGCGCGCGACCGGGGCCGACCGGTACCTGAAGCCTCGTGGCTAACAGGTTCCTCTCCGATCCGGACCCCACGACCGCCTGGGCAAAGGCCGCGGTCGAGGGAAAGCTATTCACCGCGGGTGAGCTCGTGCGGCATGCAGCCGAGCGTCACCTTCGGGATATGCGCGACGGCGAACGGCGCGGGCTCTATTGGCGCCCCGAAGAGGCGGCGCACTTTCTGAACTTCCTGCCGTCCGTCTTCCAGGTCACCGATGGTCCGGCGGCCGGCGCTCCGTTCTTTCCGCTGGAGTGGCATACCTTCGTCGGCGGCAGCCTCTTCGGTTGGCGCACCGCGAGCAACCGTTGGCGCTTCCGGTCAGGGTGGCTGGAGACGGGGAAGGGACAAGCCAAATCGCCCTTCATGGGCGCGATCGGGGTCTACATCATGGGCTGGTGCGATATCGCGCGCGCCCAATGCTACGCGATCGGCGAAGACAAGAAGACGGCGAACGTGCTGTTCCGCGACGCCGTCGCGATGTGTCGAGCGACGATCCCCGATCATGACGAGGGTGAAAGCCTCGAAGCACTCGGCGAGGTGGTCATCCGTGGCGAGCTGGAGAACGCCTGGAAGATCGAGCATCCCGATACCGGGTCCTTCTTCCAGCCGATCGCGAGCGGCGAGAGCCTGTCCGGTCCCCGCCCCAGCTACGTGGCGGGCGACGAAATCCACGAACTGACCGACGAAAACGTTCTTCAGACGTGGAAGCGCGGCATCGACAAGGTCGCCGGCCACGCGCTGATGCTGATGGGCACCAACACGCCTGCCACGACGCAGCACGTCGGCACGGCCTATTCGGCGATGTATCAGCAGATCGCGAAGGGCGAGGCTCGGGACGACAGCGCCTTCGCGTTCATCGCGAGGGTCGACAAGGCGGACCGCGAGACGGTGTTCGAGAACGAGCGTTGCTGGCAGAAGTCGCTGCCGGCGCTGGGCGAGACATTCCCGATCGAGAACATCCGGGAGACCGTGGCGTCAGCGCTCCTCCGACCGTCGACGAAATCCAGCGTCAAGCGACTGTACTTCGGCATCGACACGGCCTCGGCCGACTTCTGGATTGACGAGGAGAAGTGGTCGGCAGTCCAAGGCGCGGTTGATGAGCGGGCGATGCGAAATCGCTTCTGCCGCCTGTCGCTCGACCTGTCTCAAAAGAACGATCTCACCTCCCTGAGTGCGGCATGGGAGCCGATCGGCGACGAACCTCTGGCGGTGAAGACCTGGTACTGGACGACGCAGGAAGGGTTGAAGGATCGGGCCGAGAAGGACCGCGCGCCGTATGTCGAGTGGGTGGAGGACGGGCACCTGATCTCCACACCCGGCTCCACCATCGATTACACCTTCGTCGCGATGCAGGTTGCACAGCTGAACGCCGAGCAAAGCGTGCTCGAGCTGGTCGTGGATCCGGCTTTCATATCCAGCTTTATCGACGCCTGTCGCGAAGTCGGGCTCGAGGTGTGGCTCTACGGCGGTCCCGACAAGCCAGCGGGTCGAGGCCTCAAGATTGTGGCGCACGCCCAGGGTATGCGCATCATGTTCGAGGATCGGCAGCTCTGCATGCCTCATTCGATCACGCGGACCGAAGACGCGATCCTCGACCAGCGGATCATCATCGACAACTCACCCGTGACCTATAGCTGCGCCGCGAACGCCGCGATCGACGCCGACGGCCAGGGCAATCGGGCCTTCAACAAGAAGCGCTCGCGCGGCCGGATCGACGGGATGGTGACGGTAGCCATGGCGGTGGGCGCAGCGACTGCCAGCGACAAGCCGAAGAAGAAGTCGATCTACGCGTCGCGCGGAATCGTCCGGGTTTGAGGAGAGGTTCATGGCATCTCCGGATGATTACAGAAGGGCCGCAGCCTATCGGAGATCCAGCCCCGGCGGCGTGGTGATGGACTCACCGCGCATTGACCATGATCGTGGGCCGGAGTTGGTTGATCGAGCCGGGCCCGTTCAATCGTTCACGCCCATGGACGTCGACAGCCCTCTGCTAGTTGATTTTCTTCGCGATGGCCGCGCCACGATGAGCGGCGCGCACGTCACCGAGCTCGTCGCGCTTCGGAACAGCACCTACTTCCGAGGCGAAAACCTGATCGCAAGTTCGATCGGGATGCTGCCCACTTTCCTGATGCGGCGTACTGTTGACGCAACTGGAAAGGAGGTCACATCCAAGGCGAAGGACCATCCGCTGTATCGGCTGCTCCACAAGCGTCCGAACAGTTATCAGACGGCGTTCGAGTTCAAGAGCTACATGCAGCAGCTCGCACTGCGTGACGGCAACGCCTACGGCCTAATCGTCTCCGATTTCAGGGGGCGGGTGGCGCAGATCATTCCGATGGCTCGGGGATCGGTAAAGCCCAAGCTGTCGCCCGACTGGGTTCTAACGTTTGAATATCGGCGTCCCACCGGCGGCACGGTCACCTTGCCTGCCGAGAAGGTCTTTCACTTTCGCCACCCGATGACTCGGGACGGGCTTACCGGGCTCAGCCTAAAGGACATTTCCCGCGAGACACTCGGCACGGCCGCCCAGGCCGAAAGAGCCGCGGGCAAAATGCTCAAAGGTGGCGTGATGGCCGGCGGCGCCTTGGAAACCGAGCAGGAGCTTGGCGACGAGGCAATAAACAACCTCAAGGAAAGCATGCGCGAGCGGCAGCTTGACGGCGAGTTTGCCGGGGAGTGGCTGGTATTGGAAGGCGGGCTGAAGGCGAAGCCGTTCATCCAAAGCGCAAAGGACGCTCAGTACGATGAACTGCGCAAACGCACCGTCGAAGACATTGCTCGCTACATGGACGTGCCGCGCCCACTGCTCATGATGGACGAGACCTCCTGGGGCACCGGGATTGAGCAACTCGGATTGTTCTTCGTCACCTACTGCTTGATGAAATGGTTCGTAGCCTGGGAGCAGGCTATCGAACGATCCTGCCTTACCCAGGCCGAGCAGGACGCCGACGAGCTTTACGTGAAGTTCAACGAGGGGGCGCTGCTGCGCGGTTCTCTCAAAGAGCAGGCCGAGTTCTTCAAAGCCGCTCTCGGGCCGAACCAGGCCTACCGCTCGGTCAACGAAGTTCGCGGCGCGTTCGATCTCAATCCCAAGACCGGCGACGAGACGGGACCCGACGCGATTCCGCAGCCAAGCGCCGCCTCGCCATCAACGCCGAAGGATCCTGAGAATGAGCGATAAGACGCAGTCGCCGGGCAAGCCGGCCGCGGTGAAGACCATCTCCGGCCGTCCGGCGCCTGGCAAACCAGGTCCGATTGCATCGCCCGGCACTCTGCCGCGTGCGATTTCCGGTAAGGTCATGAGCCGAGACAGGCCGTCAGCCTTGCCGATGCCTGCTACTCGCGATGTTTTCGCTCTAGCGAAGCCGAACGTGGTTGAGCGCTGGTCGGAAGTCGGCGCCGGCGTGCGCGCCGTTGCGCGCGGCGATAACGTCATCACCATGTTCGGCGATATCGGCGAGGATTATTGGGCAGACACAGAGATTACTGCCAAGTCCGTGACTGCGCAGCTCCGAGCGATCGGCGACCGGGACGTAGAAGTTCACATCAATTCCGGCGGCGGAGACATGTTCGAGGGCATCGCGATCTACAACGTGCTTCGCGAGCACCCGAAGTCGGTGACGATCAAGATTATGGGCATGGCCGCCTCGGCCGCTTCGGTTATCGCCATGGCAGGCGACCGGGTAGAGATTGGCGCAGCCAGCTTCTACATGATCCACAACTGCTGGGTCGGCGCCGTCGGAAACCGACACGACATGATCGAGGTCGCCGCCTTCCTTGAGCCATTCGACCGCGCGATGGCCGATGTCTACGCTGCACGCTCCGGCGGTGACGCGGCCGAAATCCTGAAGTGGATGGATGCCGAGACCTGGATGTCCGGATCCGTAGCTGTCGAGAGGGGCTTCGCCGAAAGCCTCTTGCCCGCCGACCAGGTGACCACCGACGAAGTATCGAAGGCCGCCGATCGAAGCACCAACGAGCTGCGTGCGATGGAACTGACGCTGGTGGCAGCGGGCCACACCCGTTCCGACGCACGAGCTCGCATCAACAAAATCAAGGGCACGCCAGGCGCTGCCCACGATGCCGTCGACACGCCAGGCGCTGCCGACACCGAACTAGCTCTGCCGCTGGCCGGGCTTTTGGACGCATTTCGCTAGGAGTCAGACATCATGAAGTTCAACACCCGCACTGCCCTCTCGGCGGTGGCGACCTTGTTCGCCCACCCGCTTCGCGCGCTTGGGGCTCCCGTCGAGCCCGTTTCGCCGCTCATCCCCCCGACCCTCGACAATCTTGCCGCGGCCGGCGGCATCGTCGTGCCACGGGCGATTGCCACTGCGCGCGTCAAGATGGACGCAAACGATCCAAAGGCTTTGATCGCCCAGATCCAGGCCGCGGTGAAGGAACTGCGCGATACCAACGATCAGCGCCTGGATAAGATTGAGGCCAAGGTCGATCCGCTCGACGTCGAGAAGTTCGACAAGATCAGCGCGACGGTCACCGACATGGAAACGGCGCTAAACGCGATCAACGTGCGCATCGAGGCTGCTGCGCTCAACGGTGCGCAGCGTTCTCAGCCCGTCGATGCTGCATACACCGAGAAGTTCACCAGCTGGACGCGTGACGGCTCGAACGATTCTGACTTGAAGGCTGCCCACAAGGCCGGCCAGCCGCGTGCCGCGATGACCGAAGGCAGCAACGCCGACGGGGGTTACACTACCCCGGTCGAGTGGGATCGGACCATCGAGGGCCGGCTTAAGCTGATTTCGCCGATGCGCCAGAACGCTCGCGTTCAGGTCACCTCGCGTGCCGGGTTCACCAAGCTGTTCACCGATCGCGCGATCGGCAGCGGCTGGGTCGGTGAGACCGCCTCTCGCCCGACCACGTCGACGCCGCAGTTCACGGCGCTGACTTTCGGTCACGGTGAAATCTATGCTCACCCGGCCGCGTCTCAGACGCTGCTCGAGGACAGCGAGATCGACATCGAGAGATGGCTGGCGGGCGAAGTCGAAACCGAGTTCGAGCGTCAGGAGTCGATTGCCTTCCTCTCCGGGGACGGCACCAATAAGCCACGCGGCTTGCTCACCTACGTGACGGGCGGTGCGAACGCGGCCACGCACCCCTGGGGCGCGATCGAGGTGGTCAACTCGGGGCACGCAACGCTGTTCACGGCCGATCCGATCATCGACCTGATGTACAAGCTTCCGGCGGCATACTCGGCGAACGCGAAGTTCTATTCGAACAGATCGTCGCTCGGCGCCATCCGCAAGCTGAAGGACGGCCAGGGCAACTATCTGTGGCAGCCCACCTACGTCGCGGGTCAGCCCTCGACGCTCGGCGGTTATGGCTTGATCGACATGCCTGACATGCCCGTGGTCGGAGCCGGTAACATCGCGCTGCTCTTCGGCGACATGGAGCGGACGTACCTCATCATCGATCGCCGGGGTACGATGATGCTCCGCGATCCTTACACCAACAAGCCTTACGTGAGCTTCTACACGACCAAGCGCGTCGGCGGCGGCGTCCAGAATCCGGACGCCATGAAAGCCATGAAGATCGGCGCCTGAGCTGACTTCCCCCGGGGCGGGCGCTGGGCCCGCCCCGTGACAGGCCAAGCCTTAGCTGGCCCAACGGAGCACTCCCATGAACGATATCAATCAGCTGCTCGCCGGGACCGTCGAGGATGTAAAGTCGCGCCTGACCGACCTGGGCGCGGCCGACCTGAAGGCCAAGCTTACTGCGGAGCAGGCGGGCAAGAACCGCAAAGGCGTGATCGACGCCCTCGAGGAGGCGCACACCGCGGCCACCACGAAGGCGGTCACCTACACGGCGACCACCGATCGCGGCGACGCTTCTGCAGCCACCACCAGCGCTGACGTCTCTTCGCCAGCGGTCGCGGTGACGACTGCCGCGTCACTGGACCGATCCGGAGACGCCCACATCGCGCCGGCGACTGAGTTCGACCCGGCCGGCGCGCCCGTTCAGTCGAGCGGTTTCGATCTCGACCATGTCGCGCTGGATACCAATCCGCGCGCCAATACCAGCGCCGACCAGAACCGTATCGACTTCAATGACCCGACAATCGACGGAGCCGAAGCGGTCCGGCGTAACCTCGGCGGTGGCGAAGCCAGCGCTGAGCAGCCCGCGGGCTAACCTTCCCCCCAACTGAGGGCCGCCCTCCCCTGTTTGGGCGGCCCTGCTTCTTCAAGGACAGACGATGGCACTTCAGGTTTCCAATGCCGTTCGCAGTGCGATGGCCGACGCCATCGAGACGGCGATTGGCGCTTCCCCCAAACTGCGACTTCGCACCGGCTCCGCGCCCGCCAGCCTGGCAGCCGCGGCAACTGGCACCGTGGTCGCCGAGATGACGTTGCCCGCCGACTGGATGGCCGCTGCGGTCAACGGCGTGAAATCGCTGAGCGGCAGCTGGCAGGACGGCTCCGCCGACGCGACCGGGACCGTCGCTCATTTCGAGATCGTCTCCTCAGACGGCGCGACCCGCCACCTGCAGGGCACGGTTACGGGCACCGGCCTCGGTGGCGACATCGAGCTTCAGAACACCAGCGTGAACTCCGGGCAGGCGGTCTCGATCACCGCATTCAACCTCACCGTTCCCGCCTGATCCAACCTGCCGCGATAGGTCCGCCGCCCCATGCCCAGCACGATTACGTCTCTGCAAATCTTGCCGGCCAACGGCCTCCAAACGGTCGACGGCGCGGATGCGGCGGACGTGAACGGCTGGGTTGCGCGGGTCACATTGGCCGACGATGCGGTTGCGACGTTCGATCCGACCCGGATCGTCGTGACGGTTACCGATCCCGGCTTTTCCGCCGCTGCCGTGCCCGCGACCGTCACCCGAAAGGTGCGAGGCAAGGCGATCGTCCGCACCCAGACCCCGAACGGGACGACGGCGCAGACTAGCTTTGCGGGCAACACCCTTCTGACCAGCGCGTCGGGAGGCGTGCGCACCGTCTATCTCTCGCTCGACGATCTGGTCTACGCCGGGTCGACAGTGACGGCCGCCGAGGCTGAGGCCGGCTATTATGGCGGGGCCGAGGCCGGCTCGATCGCAGGCGTCGTCAACAACTCGACGCGCGGCTATTACAAGCCGCTCGCCAGCTGGATGTCGCTGCAGCACGAGCGGCGTACCGGCTCATTCTCGCCCGAGCTGGTGGTCACTCACCGGCACGGCATGAACGGTCGCCAGGCGGCAGGCGTCCGCTTCTCGGCCACGGACGAGGCCGCGGGCACGACCGGCGACATCGATGTCAACGCCGTCGTGCTCTCGCAGGAGCAGACGCAGGCCGATATTTGCGAGGTGTTCCGGCCCACCGTCCCGCTCACCAACATGACGCAGGGCCACCGCTGCATCCTAAACGCCAAGGTCTATCCCTGGCTGGGCGATGCAACGGCGGTGCTCGACTTGGCGGTGGACGGCATCGCCACGACGGGCGATTGGTCGAACGCACAGCCGCGCACTCCCCTGCGGTTCCTGTGCGACAAGACGGGCGCGTATGGCGGCGCCGTGGCAGTCGTGGAAAGCGGGGCGAACCCCGCCAACGCGCAGGTGCGCTCCAGCCTTGCCGACGCCCGCCTGACCCCGTTCGCGACGCCCGAGGCGGCCTATGCGGCCCTGCCGTCCTGGAACCTGGCGAACAAGGGTCACAACGACGCGGCCGGTGCCGACGTCTACCTGCGCAATGTGACCGGCGTGCCTGTCAGCTTCACGATCGGCGCGAACATCACCGCGACCGCCGGAAAGACCTGGGTGAACGTCCGGCAGGACCCGGAGAACACGGCGGCGGCCGGTATCACCTTCGCCGCCAATCGGCAGCTGCCGGCCTATACGCGCATCCTCGCCCCCGTCACCCAGACCACCGGCTCCATCGATGGCAACAGCATCTGGAAGCCGCTGGCGTTGGAAGCGATGACGCTGACAATCAGCGGCGCCACCGGGCCGATCCACTTTCGCCAGCCGGCCTTCATCATGCGAAACGTGACGGTCGCCGGACTGTCGAATCTGAATGCCTCTCCGCTGCTCGGTGCCGGCTCGGCGACGCAGAAGCAGCAGTTGGCCCAGGCTGTCGGCGTGGTCATGGAGGATGCGACTGTCGACTCGGTCGCGTCCGGGATGTTTTCGCTGCTCGGCTGCCGCTTCAAGCGGGTGCGTTTCGAGGACCTGGCGCGCGCGACCTACAACCTGATGGACGCTTTCGAAGGCGTCCAGTTCGTCAACACGATGTTCCGCGACATCCGACTGGCCAGCGCGCCGACTATTGGCTTCAACAACCCGATCACAGTCGGCTTCCACACGCTGAACTTTATCGTCGAGCCGACTGCGGCGACGGGCGGCGGCGGGGCGTGGCGGCTTGGTGGCGACACTGCGGTGCAGCCGATGGACAACGTGGTGCTCACCTACACCACCATCCCCGGATCGACCGCCACCCATTCCGGACCGCCGATTGAGCGCCTGAACCTCGGCTATACCGACGCCGCCGGTTCGGTTGGGGTGATCAAGCGTATCGTGGTGCGCTTCTGCATCGCTCACCAGATCAACATCAAGACCGACACCTTCACCAACGTGTCGGGGCTATCCGGTCGCACCAAGAACTGGGAGACGCGCTACGGCGTCGGGCATCGCGGCAACGTCCGCGTGCTCATTGACAATAACGGCACCGCCTACGGCGCGAACGGTGCGAACTGGTCGGGCGAGGCCGCTGCGCCGAACTCGGCGATCGGCACCAGCGTCGCCTTCACCGACAACAAAGCGGGCCCATCGGGCGCGGGCAGCGGCACCTATTCGCTGACCGGCACGAGCAACGGCGCCTATGACCGGGTGCCGGGGCCTGCCACCTCCGATACGCTGATCAACGGCGCCGCGGTCGCGCTCACGCCTACCAAGTTCGACATCAGCGGCGCTGCTCGCAGGCTGGATGGAACCGGTGCTGCGGGTGCGTATGAGACGACGCAAAGCGCTCCGATCGCCGGCACCGGCGGCGGCACGCTCGGCGACGCCGCCGTAGGGGGCGCCGGCAGTGTTGCGGTGGCCGGTACCGGGGGCGGAACCGTCGGCGATGCCAGCAGCACCGGCGCCGGTGGACTTGCCCCGATCACCGGCACGGGCGGCGGCACGGTCGGTGACGTGCAGGGCTCTGGCACGGGAGGCACGTCTGAACCGGGCATCACCGACACCGGGGAGATCATCGCAACTGCGCAGCGCACCGTGTTTTTCCAACCGATCCCCGGCGGCGCTGGTGCCGGAGCATCCCTCCCGCTGAACGCTCCAAACTGGACCGCCCCGTTCGATCCCGCTGACCGCACGCCCTTCGCTATGGATTGGTCGCAGCTGCTCGATGACGGCGAGACAATCCTCCAGATCGACCAGATCACGATGTCCGCTGAAGGCGCACTGCTTGGCGTCCAGGTGGACAACAGTGCGGGGCGGTCACCGATCATCTCCGTCGACCACACCCGCACTCAGATCTGGTTCCTCTGCGATGAGGCATTCCAGGCGAACGCGGCCTTTGCCGGCGCCGGAGCTCAGATCGGGCTCTCCATGCTGGTCCGCACCTCCGCCACGCCGTTCAAGCTCTATGAGCGGACGGCCATCCTGACCGTGAGGCAGCAATGAGCATCGACAACGGGCGCCAGCGTCATCTTGTCATCCCCGGGGTGTTCGAAGGCCTCGCGGGGGAGAGTGACGGCGTTCTGGCCGTCATTCCGAACCGCAAGGGCAAGCGCGCGCGCTATGCTCGCGCGGGCGAGCTGGACGGGGCTGCGGTCACGCTGACCTTCGTCGGCGAGAATGGCCCGTTCGCGACCTATCGCTTCGGAGATCCGCAATGATCGACCCGGACGCGATCGACCAGGTTCTGCCGCTGGAGGACGTGAAAGCGCATCTGAAGGTTGAGCACAGCACCGACGACGAGCTGATCCAAGGCCTGATCTACACCGCCGTCGAAGAGATCGAGGGGGAGACGGGGCATCTGTTCGGCCGCCGCAATCTGACCGAGCATTTCGGCGGGTTCCACGCCGTGCGACTGCGCGCCTTTCCGGTGCATACGATCACGGGGGTTGCATACATCGACGGCGCCAACGCGCCTCAAGCCCTTAGCCTGGACGGGCTGCGCTTGGTCGGCGGCTCGAAACGGCCGGTTCGGGTTGCCTGGACCGGGACCAGCTGGCCCTCCACCTGCACAGCCAAGGACGCGGTAGCGATCACCTTCGACGCCGGTCATGAGCCTGACGACGTGCCGCACCGGCTACGCCAGGCCGCGCTGCTGATGATCAGCGACCTTTACAGGAACCGCGGCGAGACGAGCGACCTGACGAAGAAGACGGTGCCCATGTCGCTGACCGTGAAGCGCATCCTCGACCGGTTCAGGATCAAAGCGCTGTGAGCGAAGGCGAGCTGGACAGGCGGGTTCGCATTGAGCGACCGGTTGCCGACACCTCGCTCGATGGCGCGGGCTCAGGCTCATGGCAGCTCGTTCAGGAGGTTTGGGCAGGCGTGAAAGACATGCTGCCCAGCCGCGGCGAGAAGCTCGCCCAAGGCATCAACGTCTCGGCTCGGCCCGCGCGAGTCCGTATGCGGTACCGGGAAGACGTCACTCCAGACATGCGCTTCGTCGAGATGCCTAAGGGCACGCGCATCATGCAGATCGTCTCGGGACCCGCCGAACTCGGCAATCGCGAGTGGCTGGAGTTCATGGTCGAAGAATACCGCCCGGCTGGCAACGGGGCCTGATGCCTACCGTCCGGGGAAAGCGGGAGGTCCAGGCGTACATCGCCCTTGCACCCGACCAGATGCAGAAAGTCCTCCGTGGTGCGGCGCGGACGGCTGCCAAGGTTATCGCTGAAGAGGCTAAGAGGCGATCCATATCCAGCGAGGTCGCCGGGGCTATCAAGGTCGCCACCCGGCAGGATGGGGACCGCGTCCTGGCGATGGTTCAGGTGAAGGGCGAAGGCGCTTACATCGCGCCCTGGCTCGAATACGGGACCGCTCCGCACTTTATCAGCGTCGATGACACCCAGCGCCGGGGCATGAGCGTGGGCCGGGTCAACAAGTCGCTGAAAGAGGGCTCGCTGATCATCAACGGCCAGTTCGTCGGCACCACGGTATTCCACCCCGGCGCCAGGCCGCACCCGTTCCTGCGGCCCGCGCTGGATGCGAAGGAGCGGGACGCCATTGCCGCTGCTCAGATCTACATCAACGCCCGTGTGAGGCCGGATGGCATCGTGGGCACCGACGAGGGCGACGATGCATGACTGGTGTTCATATCGTCGGCGAGATGCTGCGCGCCAGCGTGCCGCTGATCACGACAGTCCCGCTTGGCAGCATCAAGGCTGGGGTCCTGCCCGATAGCGTGGTGCTGCCTGCACTGCTCATCCGATCGGTGAGCCGGAACGAGCGCCTGCGGCTAAGGCGCGGTGCCATCGTGCGCTTCGATGAGCGCGTCGCAGTGACCGTCCGCGCGAGGAGTTACCGGGACCAGGAGGCCATCATGAAGCTGGTCCTCTCGATCTGCGCAGGGTGGACTGGTGACATGCCGCCTGCCGAGCGCATCTCAATCCTATCCGGCGGCACCGGCCCGGACGTGGTCGGCCCCGCCAACACCTTCGAGCAGACGCAAGACTTCCGCGTCAGCTTCGATGCCCCGGCCTGATGAGGAGCGACGACATGAGCAAAGCAAAAACTGACAGCAATATCGCGACCCGTGACTTCAAAGACGAGGGCACCGGCAAGGTGTTCGCGAAGGGCAAGCCCGTCGAGGCGGAGCCCGGCGAACTCGAGAACTATCGAGCAGCTGGGCTGCTGGGCGGCACCGACGAGGCCGCCACGACCGAGATCGACACCAACAAAGCGGACCCGGCGAAGAAGCCGAACGCCTAACCCGTTCAGCCGCACCCGCGGCTGATCCTCGCCGGCTCGCCCGGCTCGCCCATATAGGAGAAACAGAATGGGTTCCACCACCACGGCGGGCACGGAGCTCGCCATTTCGGGCGGCACGCCCGCAGGCAACACCGAGGCCGCCATCAAGGCGCTGACGTACACCGTCATCGGCAACGTCGAGAGCCTCGGTGCTTTCGGTGCCACGAATGAGGTCACCAACTTCCAGCCGCTCAAGGGCGAGCTGCAGAAATACAAGGGCCCGCGCAACTCGGGCGCGATTCAGCCCTCGATGGCGCACGATGACTCTGATGCGGGCCAGACGCTGTTCCGCACCGCGGCGGACGACCAGTCGCAAAAGCTGTACTACTTCAAGGTGACCTATCCGGATGGCGCCATGCGCCACTTCGGCGCTCGCGTCTTCGGCTACCCCGAGAACGTCGGCGGGGCGAACACGATGCTGATGGCGAACCCGAGCGTCGAGATCAGCACGCCCGTTTACAAGACGGCCGCCGTCTAATCCGAACTCCGGCCACGGCCGGGCAACCTGCATCGCCCGTCCTGCGCCTCGCGGGACAGGGCGGGCGGTGCACCCTTCCCGCGAGGAGCATTCCAATGTTTGACATCACGACCCAGGCTGTCGCCGACACCGCCCCCATTCATCTCAAGGATGCCGCTGGCGACCACCTCTATGCCGACGCCGAGAAGGCGAAGCCCGTCCGCATCGTCGTGTACGGCCCCGGCTCAAAGCAGTTCGCCGCCATCGAGGCGAAGCAGACCAACCGCGCCGTCAAGCGAATGCAGGACAATGACGGCAAGGTCACGGTGGCCTCGCCCGACGATCGCGCCAAGGAGCAGGCCGAGGACCTGGCCGCGGTCACGGTGTCGTTCGAGCATTTCGAGTATCCGCCGGCGAAAGGGAAGACCGGTGTCGAGCTGTTCCAGGCCTTCTATTCCGACCAGAAGCTGGGATTCCTCCATCAGCAGGTGCTGAAGGCGCTGCGTGACTGGGGAAACTTCAAACCCGGCTCGGCGATCAGCTGAGCCTGTATGTGCAGCATCTGGCGTGGCTTCAGGCCACGCCAAAGCCGCCACCCGGATCGAAGCGGGCCAAACTGGCGGAGCAGGCTCCTGCCCCCAGCAGGATCGAACGGCTGAAGCGTGACGGCATTACGCCGCCCATGCCGCCCAACCCCGCGCCGCACATCATCGAACGGTTGATCGAGATCGGCCTTAGTGAGGCCGCCGGAATGGGGGCGGTGCCGGTCAGCTGGATCACTATCGAGGCGTGGCAGCGGGTTACCGGCACCACGATCGCCGCCTGGGAAGCCCGTCTCATCCGACGGCTGTCGACGGATTACCTGACGATGAGTCGGAAGGCCGAGAGCGAGACCTGTCCCCCGCCATGGCGTGCCCCCGTCACCGAGCGAGAGATCGAGACCGAGGTTCAGCGGCTGGAGATGGTGCTGGGTTAGACTACTTCGGCAACTTAGCGCGGTTCTTTTCGATGGCCCGATTGCATTGTGCCGCGTCGAAGTTCAGCTCAGTGTCCTCCAGCCCCATCTGGTATGCCCGGTTGAAATAATCACGTTCCCTCGTGATCTCCGAGCGACCATAGAGCTGCATCAATTCATCTGAGCGCCGCCCGCCCAACACGCGGCGACATGCTCCAGCAAGAATGGCAAGGTCGCCGCGTGTTTGAATGGATGGGGTCTGCCAAGAAGCTATTCCGCCCATCTCCAGCGCGCGATCGGCCCAGCCTATGGCGGCAGCATTCGGCTCGAAGCCTTCCGGTAACTCGATTAGGGCTCCGAACATTGGATCATGATCGGCCTCAGAACAAAGCCGTGCATACTGCAATATCACGTCTTTGACCCTTCTAAGCTGAGCATCCGTCTTAGCGTTGTCGGACGCAAACTGTAGGTCTGTGGAATAGGCCAGCTTCTCGCGAGCTAGGGCTTCCCTATATTTCTGCCGGATAGTGACCACATCGACGTTCCAAGCTGCCCCGTCGCTGATCAAGCCAGTCTCGGCAGCTGACAGCAGGTTCTTGGGCAGCTTCGCCCCCAGCGTTTCACACGAGTCGGCAACGACCACAAACCGGGCCACTTGGTCGATCCGGTCTTGCTGAGACTGTGATTGAGCAGATGCAAGGCAAGGCCAAATGATCGCGGCTATAACTAGAATCCGGAAAGCGAGCATCGACACCTCTGAACTGTGAGCAATGCGATGCTCGCACACGGGCTGATCGACGTCGACTCCCCGAAACAACCATCTTGCTAACGAGGTGTCCCGATGAACGACGGCGCGCCCACGCTTGAAGTCGGCTTCGCGATCAATCCCGAGTTCGACCAGCTGCGTCAGCTGCAGGACGCGATGAACTCGACAGAGGCGCGCGTTGTGGCGGAGGCCGCTCGCATCGAGCAGGCCACATCCGGCATGGTGAAGCTGGGCGGGGCAACGGCACAGATTACCACATTTGGCGGGGCGGCCACGCGCGAGTTGGCGAACGTGGCGCGCGAGACCAAAGCTGCTGAGCGTGCCGGCGAGGGGATGGTTCGTCAGCTCGAGCGTCAGGCAATGGTGTTCGGAAAGACGGCCTCGGAGGTGCGGCAGATGCGCACCGAAATGCGTGCGGCGGCGGCTGAGCAGACCGGACTGACCGAGCTCGCTGGCCGCATTCGCGCGGCCGGCGCAGAGATCGACCGGCTTGAATCCGGGGTGGGCCAAGTCGGCGGGACCGGCCGGCTCGCCGGGCACCACGTGCAGAACCTGGCATTCCAGTTCCAGGACCTGGGAATTCAGATGGCGTCAGCCGCCGGCAGCTCAGCGCCGTTGAGAATGGCTTTCATGGCGCTGCTTCAGCAAGGTCCACAAATCCAGGGCATCATGAGCCAAGCCGGGATCGGCTTTGGAGAGATGCTGAAGCAGGCCGGCCTGATGACTGGCGTCCTGCGCGAGGTTTCGGTCGCGGAGAAGGCGGTTTCGGGCGCCAAGCAGGTGACGGCTGCAGCGAACGGCAGCGTGGCCGCCAGCAATGTCGCGGTCAGCACCACCGCTAAAATAGCCGCGACGGCCGAACAGCAGCTCAGCCTCGCTTTCGGGGCAGCCGCTACCGGCGCGGGCGCCGCTGCTGCGGCCAACGGTCAACTCGCGGCCAGCAACGGCGCGGTGGCAGCCGGCGCGGGTCGAATGGCGGCTGTTACGGCCACAGTCCTGTCCCCGCTCGGCGTGGCAGCCCTGGCCGTCGCAGCGGGCTTCGCCGTAGCAGCTGTTTCAATCCGGCAGCTGCAGAACGCCGCGAACGAAGATTCCGGACTAGGGGCATACGCCGCCTCGCTCGGCCTCAGCGCGAAGGAAATCCGCAACCTCGACGATGTGACCGTCACCTTTGGCGACACGACCAAAGCGGTATTCCAGGTCGCTGGGCGCGCGATCTGGGGACAGATCGGTCCTTCGGTCTCGAGCGCCTGGTCCATCATGAAGGAATGGATGGAGTGGATCGGCTCGGGCGTAAAATCGGCCGTTAACTTCATGATCGGGGGCTTTGTGGGCGCCTATGAGGCCGTCACGAAGACGTGGCGGCAGTTTCCGGCCGTGCTCGGCGATGCGTTCTTCAGCGGTGTGAATGCGGCGATCGGCGCCATCAACACGCTGGTGCAGAAATCTATCGAGGGCCTGAACGTCCTCGCGGGTCAGGCCAACAGAGTGCTGCCGTCGTTCATGCAGATCCCGCAGCTCGTCGCGCCGCAGCTCAAGAAGGTGGAGAATGACTTTGCCGGCAGCATGGCCGCAGTCGGCAAGGTTGCGCGCGACGAGATCCGCAAGGCCACTCGGGTCGACTATCTCGGCAACATCGGCGGTGCGATCGTCGACCAGGCGCGCGCGAATGCCCGGGCACGCATTCGGAAGCAGGCGGAAGAGAAAGGCTATCTCGATCCTGAGAAGCCCGCCTCCAACACGCGTGCCGAGACCCTTGCTCGCGAAGCCCAGGCAATCGAAGCGCAAATCCGCAATCTCTATGCACTGGCCGACGCGTACGGCGTCTCCGGCGCCGCGGCGCTGATCGCCGAGGCGCGGGTGAAGGCTGAGAGCGAGGCAATCAATAAACGGGCGGATATTGAAGAGCGGGTGGCGCGTCAGGTGCGCCTCGCCGTCGCTCAGCGCGTGGTGGACGCCGCCAAGTCCACCGCAGTCATGCGCGAACAGGCGACGCTGCAGGAGATCGTCAATGGGCAAGTGCGGGACGGGAACGTCCACGCCGCGCAGGCGGCTGAGCTGCTTCGTGACCGCATCGCTGACTTGCCGCTGCTGGCCGCTTTGGAAGCAGCGCGCGCCACTGGCGACGTGAGAGGCGCACAGGCAGCTGCCGCCGCGCTGGATAGGCAACGCGCGGCTCGCGATCAGCTGACCGACGCCGACCGGGCTGCCCAAATCCTTTCTGCCCGTCAGAACGCGGACGACCGCCTGGCGCAGTTGCGCGAGGAACTGCGCCTCATCGGCGCAACGGAGGAAGTGCGCGTGCGCGAGCTCGCAACGTTGAAGGCTACGCAAGAAGCCAAGGCGAGCCGCTTCACCGGGCCTGCCGCAGCCGATCTCATCGATGCGCAGGTCGCCGTGGCTGTGGAGACTGCGCGGCTCGCGGCTGCGCAGCGCAACTACAACAACGAACTCACCTTCACCGCAGACAAATGGGACATCATCGCCAGCAAAGTCGACGCTGCTGCGCGTGGGATGGCAGAGGCCTTCGGCAGCGCCGGACGCGCCATCGGCGACCTGGCATCGATCTATGCCGGCTATCATGCCGACCGCGAGCGCGCTGAACTGGAATACCGGAACGCCATCGAGGCCACTGGAGGCGACCGGGTCGCGATCGAGCGCGAGAACCAGAAGTTCGCGCTGCGTTCCTCCGGGGCGCAGATACAGGCCTATGGCGACATGGTCTCGGCCGCCAAGGGCTTCTTCAAGGAGGGCAGCACTGGCTATAAGGCGCTCGCGGCAGCGGAGAAGGTCTACCGCGTCGCCCAGCTCGCCATGTCGCTCCAGGCGATGATCCAGAGCGCGCTGGAGACCACCACCGTAGTTGCGGGAGCGGGAGCCCGTGCGACCGCCGAAGGCACGGCGGGCATCGCGGCGCAGGCCAAGCTGCCCTTCCCGTTCAACATCGTGGCGATGGCGGCGACCGGCGCCGCGCTGGTGGCGGCCGGCATCAGCGTCTTTGCCGGTGGCGGAGGTGGCGGATCGGCGCGGCCGACCGGGAACATCGGCACCGGCACCGTGCTGGGCGACAGCGAGGCCAAGAGCGAGAGCATCAAGCGCGCGATCGACCAGCTCACAGAGGTGGACACGATCATGCTGTCCTATTCACGCGAGATGGCCGCCTCGCTGCGGTCGATCGACAGCCAGATCGGCGGCTTCGCGTCACTGCTGGTGCGCGCCGGCGATATCAACGCATCGGCCGGAGTGAAGACCGGCTTCAATCCGAACGCGATCGGCTCCGTGCTCGGCAACGTGCCGCTGATCGGCGGCATCCTGAAGGGCCTGTTCGGGTCGAAGACGACGGTGGTCGGCTCGGGTCTGTTCGGCGGGCCGCAGGCGCTCGGCGACATTCTCGGCGGCGGTTTCGACGCCTCCTACTTCAGCGACGTCCAGAAGAAGTCCAAGTTCCTGGGGCTGACCACCGGCACCAAGTTCCGCACGCAGATGACCGGCGCCGACCCGACGCTGGAGAATCAGTTCACGTTGATCCTGCGCTCTTTCAGCGATGCCATCTCAGCGTCGGCCGCGCCGCTCGGCCTCGCCACGTCCGACATTCAGAACCGGCTGAACAGCTTCGTGGTCAGCATCGGCAAGATCGACCTGAAGGGCCTGACAGGCGAGGAGATACAGGAGAAGCTCAGCGCCGTCTTCGGAGCCGCCGCCGATCAGATGGCGAATGCCGCTTTCCCCGGCATCGAGCGGTTCCAGAAGGTGGGCGAGGGTGCGTTCGAGACGCTGGTGCGTGTGGCCTCGACCGTGGAGGCGGTGACCGATGCGCTCGGCTTGCTGGGCAATGGCGCCCGCAACCTCAGCCTGGACGCCAAGGTTGCGCTCGCCGACCAGTTCGACAGTATCGGCGACCTGACCAGCGCAGTCGGCGGCTTCTTCGAGCGCTACTATTCGGAAGCGGAGCAGGCGGCGGCGCGGACCGCCCAGTTCACCCGCGTATTCGCCAGCCTGGGCCTGAGCATGCCGGCGTCGCTGGCCGGATTCCGGCAGCTGGTCGAGGCGCAGAACCTGACCACGGATGCGGGTCGCCGGACCTATGCCACCCTGCTTCAGCTCGCACCGGCCTTTGCCGACCTTCAGGAGGCGATGAACGGCGCGCGCAGTGCGGCTGACATTCTGGCCGAACGGACCGACTTGGAACGCCGGCTGCTCGAGGTGCAAGGCAACACCGAAGCCATCCGCGCGCTCGACCTTGCCAAGCTGGATGCGAGCAACCGCGCCCTTCAGATGCAGATCTGGGCGGCGCAGGATGCGCAGGAGGCCGCACGCGCGGCGGACGACCTGCGCAAGGCTTGGACCGACGTCGGCAAGTCGATCGCGGACGAAGTGAAGCGCATTCGCGGGATCACCGACCCGACCGGCGCCACCGGCTTCGCTGCCGCGCAGGGCCAGTTCAACGCGGCCAGCGTCGCAGCACGTGCGGGCGATCAGGAAGCCGCCAAGCTGCTGCCCGGGTTGAGCCAAGCGCTGCTCAAGCTCGCCGCCGACGCTGCGACCAGCCGCCAGGAGCTGGAGCGCGTCCAGGCGCAGACCGCCGCATCGCTGGAGGCCACTCTGGGCGCGGTCGGCGCACTGGGAACGCCTGCCAGCCCCGCCAGCAACGCGAACGCCCTGCTGGCGGCCATGACCGCCTCTCAGGCCAGCACGGCCCCACAGGCGGCAAATGACAGCATGGCGAGCGAGCTGGCGGCGCTGCGGCAGGAAGTGGCGGCGATGCGGAACGAGAATAACGCGGGTCACGCTGCGACCGCAGGCAACACAGGACGGACCGCCAAGGTGCTGGAGACAGTCACAGCCGAGAGCGGCGGCGACGCCATCAGCGTGGCGAGCGCAGCGTGAAGGTCGTAGTCGGAGCCGATGCCCCGGTAGAGATCGGCACGACAGAGACGAACCCGACGATCGGCATCATCGACTTCAGCCGGCGCTCCACCGACGAGTTCGGCGTCACGACGGTGGTGGAGCGCGGATTCGCCAGGCGCATGTCCGTGCGGCTGGCAGTGCCCTTCGACGAAGTCGATGGCTTGCAGCGGTTCCTTGCCGATCTGCGCGGCACCTCGGCGCAGTGGGTGGCCGACGAAGAGTTCGCCTGGCTGAAGCCGACTGGTTTCTACAAAGACTTTCAGGTTGACCTGAACGTGCCGCCGCTCAGCTTCTGCACGCTTACTGTCGAGGGCTTGGCGGAGAGCGAAGCCGGGACCGATGGCGGGGAAGACCCAGCTCCAGATGGCAGCGCCTCGACGCTGTTCATGCTTCGGCCGCTCATGGTCACCGACGCGCTTCTGGCGTCCAGCACGCTCGCAGAGAACGACGCGCCTGTCTGGACCTCTGGCACTACGTATCCGCTGGGCGGGCGCGCCATCCGCACCGGCACGCACCGGGTCTACGAGAGCCTTGTAGCAGGCAACATCGGCCACACGCCCGAGACTTCCCCGGGCCAGTGGTTGGACGTGGGGCCGACGAACCGCTGGGCGATGTTTGACCAGGCGCTCGGCACCGCAAGTGCAGCGGTCGGCGGGTCGATCACGATCACCTTCAACACTAGCGCCGCGCGAGCGATAGCTCTTCTGGACATCGTCGGCACCACGGCGCGCGTGGAGGTGCTTCCGCCAGGTGGCGGTGCGGCTGTCTATGATCAGTCCGCAGCGGTTGATGGCAGCACCCTCACGTTTCTCGATCTGCCCGAGATCACTGGCACTGCGCGGGTCACCGTCACCGGGCCGGCGCCAGTGTCGATCGGCACGCTGCTGATCGGTGAGCTGCTGGGCCTCGGCATCACCGAGGCCTCGCCAACTGCGGGCATCACCGACTTCAGCCGCAAAGAAGTGGACGAGTTCGGCGCCGTCACCATTGTTCAGCGCGCTTGGGCGAAGCGCATGTCGGCACGGTCGCTGATCGACTCGGCCTCCTTCGACACGGTGGCCAATCGCATCGCATCCGTGCGCGCTCGGCCAGTTCTCTGGATCGGCAGCGCCGGTTCGGACAGCATCACGGTTTACGGGTTCTGCAAGGAGTTCTCGCAGGAGGCCGGCGAAACGCTCAGCAAGTTGTCGCTGTCGATCGAGGGGCTTAGCAAGGCCGCGGCGCTCAAGGCGCCGTGGGCCGACGACATCGCTGCGCTGCGCGTGAAGATCGATCGCGTATCGTCGGACGGCTTCCTGAACGCCGGTGAGAAGCCGCAGGCTGTCATCGACTACAATGCGCTGGTCTCGAACTTTAGTGCCCTGCAGGGCCGCTATCTGGCACTCGGGAGCCCGCTCGATATCACGCCCGCGCGGAACGATGCCGCCACGAAGGTGGATGCGCTCAGCACCTACCTAACCGGCCTCGCGCCCTCGTGGTCGGACACCAGCCAAGACACGGCGATCGTGGCTGCGACCTATCAGCAGCGCTGGGTGGAGGCTTACGAAACGGTCGCGCTGTTCATGGCGGCGGTCACCGGTCGGACGGGCGCTGGCGGCACACCAGGCCTGAGCAATTCGCCGGTCTATGCTTATCAGCGTTCGGCTGGCGGCGCGCCGGCATTGCCGAGCGCGACGGCCACCTATGACTTTGCCGCCAAGACGCTCTCCGGGCTGAATAACGGCTGGTCTTCGACAATCCCGGCCGGGAGCAGCCCACTCTACATCACCGCCGCGACAGCCAGCTCGACCACGAGCCAAGACTTCATCGCTTCGGGCGAGTGGGCGGCGGCGCAGCTCTGGACGAAGGATGGAGATCCCGGCGCAAACGGGCTCAGCACAGCGACCGCGTATCTTTTTCAGCGAAACAACACCGGCGTCGCGCCGGCAGTACCGTCCGTTACCACGACCTGGACCTTTTCGACGGCAACGCTTGAAAGCGTCAATAACGGCTGGTCGCAGACGGTCCCCGATGAAGCGAACGGCAAGTTCCTGTTCGTCACCACCGCCACCGCTCTGGCGCTGGCGACTCAGCCTCAAGACACGATCGCCTCTGGCGAGTGGGCGACCGTCCGGCGCCTGGCCAAGGACGGCGAGCCGGGCCTCAACGGCCTCGCGAATGTCGTTGTCTACGCGTACATGCGGAATGCGACTAACATCGTGCCGGCTGGCCCGACCGCAACCACAAACTACGACTTCAGCAGCAAGGTTCTCAGCGGCCTGAACAACGGCTGGTCAGCGACCATTCCCGCTGGCAGTGCCCCGCTCTGGATCATCGCCGCCACAGCCAGCTCCAACACGGGCGTCGATGCGATCGGCGCGGGTGAATGGACCGGGGCAGTTCAATGGACATCCAATGGCGCGCCTGGGGATCCAGGTGCTGCTGCGATCAACAGCGCCACCGTCGTCCTCCTTCAGCGGAACAACACCGGGACGGCGCCCGCCGCACCTAGCGTCACGACCACGTATACGTTCGGCACCGGCGTGCTCGCGGACATCAACAATGGCTGGTCGCAGACCATGCCCGATCCCGCGGCTGGAAATTATCTGTTTTGGACGCAGGCAACCGCACTCAACACCGGGTCCACCGACGCGATTGCATCGGGCGAGTGGACCGCGCCTAAGCAGTTCGTAAAGGACGGCGAGGAAGGAGCTACCGGCATCGGTGCTTGGACCCTCGTTCTGTCCAACACCGAACGATCCGGCAACCAGCTCACCACCACCATTTCGGGATCGGCCTACAGCCTCGAGAAGGTATCGCAGGCGCGCTCTACGGGCCGCATCTTCGAGGCCAGCAGCAACTTCCAGCTAGGCCTGCGGAACGAGGCGAACGGCAAGCTCTACACGATCGGGAAGAACAGCGCGGGTCCGTACGTGAACTCGCTTTATCGTCACGAAAGCGGCGTGAACCTGTTGGCGCTCGGCATCACCGCCACGGCCGGCCAGGGGCTCGAAGTCGCGCATATCGGAACCGAGATCAGGGGCTTGATCAACGGCACCGATATTGGCGACGCAATCGCGACCGGCGTCCCAGCAGCCACGCCGCTGACCTTCTACTTCGAAGGATTCGGGGCCGGATCGATCGCCGATGCTACGTTCGCTCGCGGCGGCGCACCTGGCGAGCCTGGGGCGCCTGGGGAGCCTGGGGAGCCTGGGGAGCCTGGGGAGCCGGGCGAACCAGGACCGCCCGGCGACCCAGGTCCGTCAGGTGCCTACGCAGCCAAGACGATCAGCATCGGCACGTTCGAGCATCCCTCGGAGATCATGCTGCCCCCGAGCGGGAGTATATCGGTGTCCGCCCAGCTGCGCTCGACTGTCCCCACCAGCGGCGGCAGCGGTTCGTTCACGATCCAGCTGCAGTACGCGCCGGTGGGCGGTGGCTTCACCGCGTTTGCGGAGGAGTCGGCGATCTTCCTGGTCAATGAAGAACCGGCCGTCATCAACATGAGCGGCAGCTTCGGTAACGCGTCGGCCTTGGCGCGGGCCTTCACAGTGCGGGCCGTCGTCACACGCTCGGCCGGTCTCGCCAATACGATTCCTGCCGAGTCTTTCTTCAAACCGGGTTCCTGAGCATGCGCTACGCCCTGATAGGTCCTGAAAACGAGTGGCTCGCTGGGCCGCTGGACGAGGAGCCGGTCGCCGGGACGGGCGAACGGGTCGAGATCGTCGCGCTCGGCTATCCTGAGACGGTCTCCTGGTCGCAGGAGCTCAATGGGTTCGTCGATATCGGACCGCCCGCTTTGCTGTCGAAGCTGCAGTTCCAGCGGCTGTTCACTCAAGCAGAGCGCATCGCGGTGCGCGGTTCGGCCGACCCGCTGATCGTCGACTATCGCGAGCTTGGGCAGCTGGCGGATGGGATCGACCTGACCGACCCCGACGTGATCGCTGGCGTCGGTTATCTCGAAGTGTCTGGCCTGATCGGCACAGGACGCGCGGCCGAGGTTCTGGCCGGCAACCCTCCGGCGTAACTCAGGGACAAAGGACTGGCAGTGATGCGCAAGCCTTTTGCTGCTGTGGAAGCGGCATGAACTCCTCGGCCGCCTGGCTCACGGGAGTCCTTCCACACTGGTTCGGAACTATCAGCCTCATCGCCACGGTGCTGGGGAGCATTGGCGTTGGCTCTATGATGAAGACGTGGCTTGATTACCGGCGCGGGATGCGCACGGCGGACGACACCTCCGCAATGGCGCTGATCGAGCAACAGCGGATTGCCTTGGATCGGGCCAACGCCCGCATCGATAGGCTGGAGCGGTCAGCGGCCCGCAAGGACGAGCTGCACGAGCTTCGCATGGGTCAGCTGCGTCACCGGCTCAACAATATGCGAATGATCTTCGAGGTGGCGATCCACCTGATGAAGACCAGTTCGTCCGAGCGAATGCCCGAGATCGTCACGATGATCGAGCAGATGCGGGCGAAGCACGAACACGAAGAGGCAGCGGAGACCGCAGCCATCATGGCCGCTCTAGCAGCCGGCCAAGCCGAAATGGAGCAAGACGCGCGGGCCTCCGTGCACTGAGCGCCTGAGCAACCACTCACCTGAAGGAAAGCATCATGAAGGACCCGCTCTGGCTCGCTACGGCGAGGCAGTCTCTAGGCCTGCGTGAAGCGCCCGGCCCTGCCAGTAATTCGACGATCCTCGGCTGGGCAAAGCGGCTGGGCACGAAGGTGCTGGGCATCGCTTACAATGCGGACGGCGTGCCCTGGTGCGGCCTGTTCGTCGCGCACTGCATCAACTCGGCCGGGATCCAGCCGCCGAAGATCGCGGTGCGCGCGAAGGCGTGGGCGACCTGGGGCTCGCGGCTTCGGTTCGAGCGGCTCGCGCCCGGCGCGGTGCTCGTCTTCGAACGGCAGGGCGGCGGCCATGTCGGCTTCTATGTCGGCGAGGATGCGACGCACTTAAACGTGCTCGGCGGCAACCAGGGCGATTGCGTGTCGATCGCGCGCTTGCCGAAAAGCCGCTGCATCGCGGCGCGCTGGCCGAAGGGCGTGCCCGTGATCAGCGGCCCAGTCCGGCTGAGCGCTGCCGGCGCGCCAATCTCCACCCGCGAAGACTGAGGAGCAACCATGACCGACAACGTCACGCCGCCAATCGTCGTGCCCGCAAGCGCGGTGCCCGAGACGACTCTCGCGCTGATCCGCTATGCGCTTACCGCCCTAGGCGGTTCGCTGCTCGTGAAGCGCGGGATCATCAGCAATGCCGAGCTGCAGGAGCTGATCGGTGTCGTGCTGGTCATCCTCCCCACCGCCTATGGCATGTGGCTGACGCGCCGGAGCAACGCCAAGCAGAAGACGATGGCCGATCACCTGCCGGACACGATCGCGCAGGTGCAGTCGTGAGCCGCCGTCCCCGGCGCCACCGCGATGCCGTCACGGGAGAGTTCGTGACCGCGACGCATGCAGCCGACCATCCCGCAACGACGGTCGCCGAGCGCGGCCGGTCGCAGCCGTCTGGCGAACAAGAGGTGGCGTTCAAGAAGGGCGACCGAATCGAGCATGCGGCGGTTGGCAGAGCGACCGTCACTTCGGGCAAGCTCGGCCCGAATGGCGAGCTGAAGGTGCGCCCCGACGTGCTGCACCACTCGGGCAAGAAGATTGTCGAGATCATGGCGCGCCGCGCAACGAAGCTCCCGGCCTGAGATGAGCCATTTGAGTGCGACGTCAACAGGGCGCGAACGTCCGCAATGGGTGGAAAGCGGACATAGGAAGGGGTAGCGTCAAGCGATGAAGCACGCTGAACTTCGAGCCATTGTTCACAACGTCGCGGACTCTCTCGCGAGCGGCATTGGGCTGCTGATCGGCTATTACCAGATGGATATGTTCGGCGAGGCTTCTCGCTCCGGCGACGGCTCGCTAACCGTTGATCTGCTCGCTGGTCGTGTGTCGAATGGGACTGCCTCGGAGTCGCTGTCCCGAGCGGTTTCGCTCTATAAGGACGCGCTTGCAAAACTTTGTGCTCAGGCGGGCGGATCGGTCGCGGACCTCCGCGAGGCAACGGTGCGCTTCTGGTCAGACGCGCTCAGCCCCCGATTTGCCGTCACCATTGAGGATACGCGGGGTCGGCGTTCCACAACGGAGTATGCTGGTGTCCCCGGAAAGCGTCTGAAGGTAACGGACGCTCTTGGAAGGCTCCGACCGCAGCCAAGCATAGCCTGAAGCTATTCGGCTGTGTCTGCAATGGGTCGTTAGCGGACATTCGCACAGCATACGCTGATCGGCAGTTATGGGGCGTCTGCACACATTCCAGCCAGCAGGCGCGGGCTCCCGAAGGGGAAGCACCTTGCGGAGCTGAACGCATTTCTTCGCTATGTCGGGTGGAGTGCAATGTTGCGCTCCCGCAACGTGCTATTATCTCGCGACTCGGGAAGGGGGGGCCGCGAGTGCTCGACTACAAACTCTACTGTTTGGACAAGCGCGGGCACATCCTGCACCGGCACGATTTTGAAGCGGCTGACGATGGCGCGGCGCTTAAGATGGTCCGGGAGGTTCGGGAGCATCCGGACCTCGACTGCGAGCTATGGCAGCGCGCGCGAAAAATCGCATCTTTACCAGCGCGTAGCCTCTCTGCTTAACGTAGGCTTGAGAAAACTTACCTGCGTTAGAGTCTCTGCCCATGGTCTCCGACCGGCCTTATTTCATTCGACAGGCAGAGAAATGCCGCCGCCTTGCTAAGGCCGCCAGTGATGATCGAACGATGACGGCGCTCGTCGAGTTGGCAACATTCTACGATCAGCAAGCGACAAGGGACGGCTCCGAAGAGCCGCCCGGGTCTGTTCAGCGAGAGAGTGCGAAGGAAGAGGGCTAACCTCGCACCCCTTTGCCCGTGCTGTAGCGGTAGCCAAAGGGTGCTCGTCTCCCGGTGGTAGGAGGTCAGAACGCACCGGGAGAGAGCCGAACCCATCGGCAGATCCAAGCTCAGGATACCAGCGGGGACGAGCGAGCGACCGGTCGTCGTCGGCGGCGATTGGGGGCGGCTGTAGGCCGACGCCCTCCGGCTCCTTGTAAGCGAACAGGCCTAACCACCTAGCACCGAAGGACTGACTCCATGAAGCGACTGCTTGTTGCGAGCCTTGCGCTCGCCCTGTCCGGCTGCGCCACGGTTGGACCACGCCCTGGCGAGAGCCCCTGCGCCTATGGCCGGCGCGTGATGGACGATGCTCAGCGCCGCCTCGACCAGGCACGTTCGGCGGCCGAGACCGTCTGCCCCTATATCGAGGCGCGGTCATGATCATCCGCGATCAGGTCGGCGTCGTCATCGACAGGCCGGTGCACGGCAAGGTCGGCGTGGAAGAGCCGATCCTAAGGCTGGAGCGGTGCCGCGACGTGGTGGTGACGGCCAACATCACGGGCGTCGGGATGTGCGGGGTCGGGCTGTACCTGGTCGATTGCGAGAACGTCCGGGTCAGGGCGTCGTTCAAGCACATGATGCGCGGCATCGTCGCGGAGCGAGTGACGGGCATGCATGTGACCCGCTCGCTGTTCCAGTCGATCCGGAGCGAGGGGATCAACATCTTCGAAGGCCGGCAGATGGCGCTGCTTGGAAACACCTTTCTCGACTTTCGCCCGATCATCGGCGAGGTGAAGAACGACTTGGACCACCCCGACGCGATCTGGATCAGCTCGCAGGCCGGGCGGCATCCGTTCGGTCCTTCCCACGACGTGCTGATTGCGCACAACCTGATCGACGCGCGGGCTCAGGGGGTGTTCGTCTCAGCGCGAACACCGGCCCGGCATTCGCGGATCCGTGTCGAACGCAACACGATCCTCTCAGGTCTTCCAAACGCCGTTTACCTCCAGCAGTGCGACGAGAGCGCAGCCATCGAAAACACGGTGCTCGGCAAGGGGCAGTGGATTAGGACGTTGGGTTGCCAGCCCGAGCTGCGCGGCAATCGCGCGCCCGAGTGGATGCCGGGCGACAAGTGGACGAAGGTCGCGCCGGCCGGCAACGAGCGGCTACCCGCGATCTGA